TTTGTGCTTTTTGTGATAGAGACATCATACAACCATACCTTGCAGCATCTATTGCATGGTCTAATCCACCTTCAGGTCTGTCAGTAGTATATCCATGCTTATCTGTTTCATATTGGTAAGCATACATCTCGTTAATTAAATTCTGTGATTGTTTNAGTATCTTTATATTATAGTTCTTCATTACTGATATACCAAAGTTAATACTATCTTTNCCTTTNACTACCGGCTTTGTATTAAAACCACTACGATATAATTCCTCTATNAGTCTTGGTTCTGAACTATCACACCATATAGTTTGGTTCTTATCTATTTCTAATGCTTTAAACTTATCTATAATGTCTTTCGTAACCATACCCGTCTCATATAAGAGTTCCTCCAAATAGAGTGTATCACTACTTTTATATACAGCAACCAAAGAACAGGGGTCATTACTATAACCAGCATCAAACCCAAAGCAAACAAAGTCGCCGTCAATAGTATCGCAAATATCAAATTGAAATATACTTTTATCGTTTGGAGCAAATTCACCTTTACCATATATCTTCCAGTATTTAGGGTTCTTAGTTTGTAGTTCCTCAATTGCTTTAACCATTTCATGAGGTATATATGGATTGTCTTTATAAGTTGTAACATATCTATCACAGTCTTGCATCTTTCTAATCCAATGAAAAGGTGATATAGTCGGGTTATAAGCTAGAATTATTTTATCTGTTGTTCTAATACTTAACTGAAAATAACTTTCCTCATCTATCTCTGACGCTTCATCTATAAATAAGTAATCAGATTTAATACCTCTTAACTTATCTGCATCATCAGTAGAAACAAATTGAATAGTTGAATTATAATACTTCCATATCTTATCTGTAATATTAAAGTCATCTTCGTAATATAAGTCTAATGTCTTTAATATATCAATAAAGTCTTTCATTATAGTTCTCTTCAATACAGGTCCACTCTTTCTAACTACAATTACATTACACCCATCTCTTTCTATCATCTTAACTAATAGATACTGCAAGATTGCGTATGTCTTTCCACTTCTTGTACCTCCTATATGCTGACTAACTCTTTTATCACTATCTAGTAGGTTCTGAAAAGTCTGTGTCGTTTGTATGTTTATCGCTTCCGGCATTATTTATTTGTATAGTAACTTGATGCACTCTATGATTTAATTCACCACTAATCTCCATTGATGATTTCTTAGGCACAATATATTCTAATAGTCTAAGGTATAACTTTGCTGCTTCTATTGGACTTTCTTTTCTTATCTTATCAAAATCTTCTAATATATTATCTAATCCTCTATTCGCTAATCTTGCAATAGTTAGTTTTGCCTGTTCNGTACTCCTATTAAGAGAACCTGGCTTTCTTCCACCTAATTTATTTCCTACTTCAAACTTTGGCATAATCCATATTCTTTCGTTATTTATTCGTATTTCTTATACTATAAAAACACCCCTTATATTATTTGTTAGTAAGTATCTCCCATGCGATAAATAATCCAATGGTGAGGATGTATGCGATTAGTAGGGTTATAATTTCTTTATCTCTTTTCATCTATTACCTTACTTATTGTCCAATTGGTTAAACTATTACTCCACATTAATTTATCTACGATAGGTTTAGTATCAATCATTGGTGGCTTTCCATAATTCAAAAACTTTTCAATCCAACTCTCTAGTTCCACTCTATCATTATAAAGTAAAGGATAATCATCTCCAACCATCTCATCATAACATAATCCTTTTGGTAACATATAAGGTATACCAACACTTAAACCATCAGTCACAGACATAGACCATGCAGAATAATCTTTGAATGCTCCTACTCCTATATGTGCCTTTGATATATTCTTTAAGTATTCTTCTCTATTAGGATTACCTACATACTCTACATAAGGTTTGTCAATATCTGCTGTTGTNGTATATACCTTAAACTTATATCCTTTTTGATGAAACTTATCCATTAAGTCAAAGAAGTATTGAAATCCTGTATATCCATTATTCCTATGATTAAATACAATAGTAGGTATATCATTCTTTTCTGTATAATCTTTATATTCGTCCGAGCCTAAATACCATGGTTGAATTATCTCCTCTAACTTATCTAATTGTTTTTGAGAAAAGTATTCTCCTGCTCTTTCAATGATTAACTTCTTTACCCATTTACTATTTACACCACATTCTTTCATTTGTAAGATACCATTTATATTTTCAACAAATGAATTCCACTTATATGCACCATTCTCTTTAATCTCCCACCAATGAGAGTAACCATAAACAGGTTGTGTCATCACATTATATCTTCTAGCAATTAAGGTTTGATTTGTCCATTCCGGTAAGTGTGACCAAATAACATCTATCTTTTCACCAAATATATTCTTAAAGAAGTTAGATGGAAATTGTGTTCTCATCATAGGTGGGAATGTACTTAACTTACCCATATCAACTAATTCAACATTGTCAAAGTTTGATAAAGATGTTGGTAGATTGTTAGTTGGATATGGTATAATCCATTTAGTATTATCTGCTCCTCTATTGTTTTCTAGAAACGATTTCATTACTAATAGAAATGAGTCAGAGTTAATATCTTTCTCTTCTCCAAACCAAGTCCAATTAGGAATTACTAATACCGACTTACTAAATTCTTTTTTTGTTGTGTCCCAAAATTTCATAACTGTTTATTTTTTATTGTTTTTTTATTTATATAATCCTATCATATCCATATACCCTTACTGTCTTACCTTCACTATCTGCAATTATCAACATACCTCCTAACTGATTTCCTTTTAGTATGATTTGCTTATCTCTTATCCATGTCCAATTAAAGTTTAGATGGACATATTGAAAATCTATATTAGTATTCGTAGTAGTCATGATGATTTGGATAGTCCTTTGTAATACTTTTTTTACTCTTTATCTGTCTAGCTTCTAATGTTTCTTTATCTCTTCTATCGTTAATCCATTTCATTATACCATTATCTTGTATCTCTTTCAATTGTTTATCATAGTGTTTAGTTATTATATCTCTATCTCCTGTTTTCTTATATTCTTTCCATGCTCTACTTATTGCAGTCCGAATTGAACAAAACCTGCTACCTGCTTCATGTGTTTTATTATCAAATGGATAGTGTTGTTTCTTTGGATACTTCTCTCTCCTTATAGTTTCATACTTCTTTTGTTTTGCATTTACACACTTATTACAGGTATATCTTGGTTTCATTGTGTGAAATTCTGCACCACATTCCTTACATATTCTTGTCTCGCCATTCTTGTGGTCAAACTTCTTATTCCATAATCCTGCCATATAACTTATTTGAAAGGATTGTCTAATGTATTCTCTAAATACTTTCTTATCTTCTTAACTGAAAGGAATACTGTACTCTTACTTATCTTTATATCTTTTGCAACCTCGTCCAAAGTTTTTTCACTTAACCAATACAATTCAAATATCTTTGCAGGTGCCCACATTCTTGTACTTTCTAAATGTTTTAACTCTCTAATGATATCTTCATGTGCTCTTTGTAAGGTTTCATCTAACTCTATATTATATTCTTCAACTACTTCTTCGGTTACTATGTCCTCTTTATATACTACTCTATTCAATTTCTTTGTCTTATTTATCCATCTGCTTTTCAAAAATGAATAACAATAAAACATATTATATGCAGTACCCCAAAATATCTTTGGATTACATTTCTTATGTAGATACTCATATAAGTCTTGGACCAGGTCTTCCGACTCNTCATTTGATTTAGTTAGTTTCTTNGCCTGTTTAATTAACCAATGATTACTTTCATTATATAAGTTAGTTAATCTTTCTTCACATTCTTTATATTGAATACTACCTGAGTCAATCATTTATTTATCTTTAACATAATTTCTAAGTGTGTCAATTGCTTCTTTCCAATACTTAGCTGCTGACCCACACATACAAGGTTGATTTCCTTTATCTCCAGCTACTTTGCTATACATTCTCCAAACATAAGATGCTTGATGTTCAGGTATATGTGTAGTAATAGTTGAAAGGATTTCTTTAAGTTCTTTTAATTCCTCTTCATTCATATTACTTCTTGATTGTTTTCAACTTTGGTAACTCAAGTGGTTTCATTTCAGGTTGTGGTTGACCTTGTTTAATAGGTCTATCTAAATCCATTAGATGTTCTATTTGTGGCCATGCAGGATGTGTTGGTGATAAACTAATACCTAAAGATGCAATGATTAAAACCAAATCATTTATATCTCTTAACTTACTCCAGTCAATAAAGTATAATGCTTCTTTGTCTATCTGTCTGTCTAATTTAATTGTTGTTGTTGTTTCCATTTTGTTTATTGATTATTTAATAATTTATGCCATTCTTTTGTATCGTTATCTCTTACATCTCTTAATTCTTCTAAGTCAGATGATGTAGACATTTTAGTTTGTATTGGAAGTCCCCTTAATTGTAATATGTTTGGGTGAGTAGCATGTATCCAATTATCTCCATACCATATCTTTAATTGGTTTGGTATAGGTTTCCAATTCCTTTTATGAAAAGAAAATAGACATCCCCATCCACCTACATTATTTTGATTATTATAAGTTTCACACACAACATTTTCTTCTACTTCTAATTTTATAATTATCACTATGTGAACCTATAAACCCAAGTTCTTCAAGTGCAGTTTTAGTATAATCAAACGGGTGACTACCTGCAAATTGAAACATATTTCTATAATAACGAAATACATCAAAAAGAATATCATCATTAGCAATCGTAATATGATTACACTTTGCTAATTCAACTCCTTTATTCCATGCATTGTTAACATAAGTGTTTTCTGTTTCCTTAATGTGAACAACCTTATCCATTATCACATCTCCTTTTGGTGCATTATCTATTAGTATTATTTCTACTACTGCTGGATGTTCCCCTAATCTTTCTAAGAGTTCCATTGTGTATTCTGATTTCCATATCGTTGGTATGATTACAGAGAATTTTTCCATTGTTCAATTGTTTTTATATTAAGTAATTCGTGTCTAAGTAATTGGTAGTTCTCCCAATCTAAATCTATTGGATTTTCAAAACCAACATTGTCAGTATTAAATCTAATACAACCAATTCCCCAGTCTGTATCTATTGTTGATATATCTAATCCATCTTTTGCTTTAATGTCAACAATAGACTTCCATACATCACCTGTCCACTCTCTACCATTATCTTCATGTGTAGTTTGATATTCTGCAGTAGGTAAACAATCATGTACTAATATAGTTCCATTGTCAGTTAAATGTTTAAGTGAATTTAATATATCTGCTAGACATTGTTCTCTCGTATGTAATCCATCAATAAAGATTATATCATACTTAACATTCTCTTCTAATGATTTGAAAAACATATCTGATGTTAGTTCAACAATATGTTTATGTAATAAGTCTGCAACTGGATAGGGTTCTACTCCTGTTTTGTATTCTATCTCTACCTTAAAGAAATTAGATTGTGGATACTGAACACCTATCTCTAAATAAGATTTGTAGTTGTATCTTTCTATTAAGTAATTTATTATATCTGTTCTTTGCATATTATAGTTTTATTCCCATTTATAGATGAATATTTTTGGTTCCACCATATGTTTATATTTTAATAAAGTACGAATACCATTTACAATATCACGTCTATCACCATGATACTCATCACTCTTTAACCAATCTGTAACTTCTATATATTGTATTTCAATTTCAGTTGGTAAGTTGGGATTGTGTGCATCATACCATTCAATATTTGTTACTATAAGTTTGTTTATCATATTATTTTTATTAGTGTCCTCCAAACATTGGTTCTTCGTTTCCTCTATCGTATAGTTCTCTCCTTCTCATATACCATTCTGCCCAATTAAATTTAAATGTTTCACAATAATCCTTTTCAGTAATTAAAGTTTTTTCACATTCCATTAAATTTGCATCATCCATACCCCAATAAGATAAAATGTGTTCATCCATTGTAAAGTCTTTTAAGTTTTTCATATTATAGTTTTATTCCATCTGGACATCCAAATAGTTCGTTAAGATAAATTTGTCTTTCTAAACATCCACAAGATTGTTTGTTGAATACTTTAATTGCAATCCATCCTGCAATATCTTTGGCTCTACCAAAGAATACAATATCTAACACTGCTGAAACTATATTTCCAACTTTAATTATACAAATCATATACTAAATTGATTTTTGTTTGGAAGTAGTCCTCTATCTTTTAATAGTTTTCCACTAGTCATATGCATTATACTTGATGGAGTAATCAAACCTTTATATTGTTCCTTTAATTCAACCAAACTCATTCCCATTTCTTTTTTATGATATACTTCAAATATTAAACTATCATCATATTTCTGTAAGAAGTGTTTGAATGTAGGTCTATTCCTAATCTTATCATTCATATTATCTTTAGATGTACCCCATCTTAAATTACTATAATGATTATTGTTAGGATTATCATCCCAATGTAAAACATCAGTCTGATATGATTTAGGTTTTTTCAACCAAGCGAATGCTACTAATCTGTGTATATAGAATAATGCATTATCACCTGTTTCTGTCATTAAACTAATTTGTTTATGTCCAGCTCCTGACTCTCTACCATATGTTAGGTAACCATTCATATCTTTTGCTCCTCTTTGTCCAGGATGAACAAATACTATACCTGACTCGGATATAGATGCCTTACCTTTGAAATCGTAAACCTTACCATTTTTGTCTGTTACTTTTCTTAAAGGTCTAAACCTTTCGTTGTTTTTTTGTGCCATGTTTTATATTTTTGTTTTGTATTCCAGTAATATACGAAAAAAATTTGATATTACCAAACTTCTATGTATATAAGTATTAAAATGAAAACCCAAACCTGAGTTTTGTATAAAGTATTTTAATAAAAAAACCCTCAAAGCGAACTTGGCAAAACGCAATGAGGGTATTATATTTTATAAAGGACACTCTATATAATTTTAGCTAAATGCTGATAGAGTATTAATTAAGTCCTTATCTTTATTAAAAACACTTCTTTTTAATTTTGTATTTAATTTCTTATTAAGTATGTATCAGTTAGATACAGTAATCCCATTAAAAAAATAGTATATTCTTTTTTGTTATACCATACTTCAGAAATAGTTAACAATAATTAACAAGGTTATTTCTTATCTCATTTTATAGGAGTGAGTACTTATTATAAAGAGTTGGGTTTATATGTCTATAATTATTGACTCTTTTGGCTTCTAACCCACCGGTGTGGTGTTTCTAATATAAGTTGTAGCTCTCCGTATATTCAGTATGTCTCGATGGAATATACAACATTGTTATAACAATTATACGAAAACTTTTTGATATTACCAAATTGTTTTCACTTTGATATATTTGTTACAATTATATATATCAAAATAAATATCAAAACGATAAAATGTGGATAACTTTTTTTTGGGCATAAAAATA